TGGTCTAATAAACAATCAAAATGTGAAAAAATTGATAGTGGGGAAATTGATACAGATGATGAAAAATCAACATTCTTATCATTTATAGTTGATAAGTATAACATGGACTTTGATGATGTTAGAGAATTTACAGACGAACATTATGAAAATTTGCTATCTGAAAAAGATAACGAAACAAAATTTGTCACATGGTATAATAAACAAAAATAAATTTGGTATAATCAAATAAAAGATATATCTTTGTAAATAAATAAAAATAAAATGAGTAATACAAAAAAGATGCACAAAGAATCATGGCGTGATGTGTTTGGTTATGATGGACGATATCAAGTAAGTAATCTTGGTAGAGTTCGTAATAAACATGGTAAAACATTAATGCCTGATATTAGTAGAGATGGTTATCATATCGTAACTCTTGTTAGTCATGAGGGAGAGAAAAAGCATTGGCGTGTACATAGATTAGTTGCTCTTTGTTTTGTTCCTATATATAGTTTAGATAGAGACCAAGTAAATCATTTAGATGGTAATAAGTGGAATAATATTTCAGAAAATTTAGAATGGTGTAACAATTCAGAAAATCAATTACATAGGTATCGTGTTTTAAAAACAGGTGCTTTATATGGAGTAATGAATAACCGTGCCAAATTGACAGAGGTTGAATCAAAAGAAATTAAAGCTAAATATCAAACTGGAAACTATACTCAAAAACAATTAGCAGAAGAATATAATGTTACACAATCTACGATTAGTCAAGTTGTAACAAACAAAATTAGAAAATATGAGTAAGTAAATTACTCTAAAATATAAGTCAGTTCGCTTATAATCGGGATGATTATTAATACAGTATTTTTACATAGTATTTAGCATCTTGATTATTTGCCTTGCAAAACACACACGCTAATAAGTAATTAAATGAATACTAAAAAACATCAAGAAGCGTATTTCGCATTAAGAGATTATGTATATAAAAACGGCAACACTGGTTATACAAGGTTGGAACTTCATCAATTATCAAAGCAATTTATATTACCTTTGTTGGCTGACGAAGAAACTTGTTGGGTAGATGATGTTCAAGAGTTATCTACAAGATGTCTTTCAGAAAAAGGTTGGAATTTATTTATTGAACAATTTAAGGTATTCTGCCTAGATAAATTTAGTGTAAGTATATTCTAAAAATAATTAAAATATTTAAAACTGAAGTCGTTTAGGACGTTAAAAGGGAAGGATAACAATTGTTAGGCATGATACCCGTCAGTATAAAAAAATTAGTTACTTGATGTCAAATATTACAGTAACAGACATTGGAGAAATTTGGCTTCTCATGAATGTTAAGTCCTATCAGGCAGAATAGGTGATGAGTACTTATGGGAAAATTTTAAAACCTCCAACCTCATCAAATAGTCAGGTGGCGGAAGGTACACGCAAAAAGCCAACTCGTAGATGGAAGCGAGTCTAAATAAGACGGGTCCTAAGTTCGTGGTTTGCGTTAGCAGCTGGCACTTGGGCTTACAGGTTCGAATCCTGTCCTGACTACAAATAAAAATAAAATAAAAATGGGATTTTTTTCAAGTATAGTTAGTGCTACTATTAAAACAGCACTTACACCAATAGCAGTAGTAAAAGATGCAGTTAATGTTGTAATAGGTCAAGATGCAGATACAACTAAAAATTTAATAAACTCTGCTGGAGAAGATATTAGTGATGCTTTTGATGAAATAACTTAAAAATAAAAAAATATAAATGATTATGAATAGTACATTAAAAACAACACCCACAAAAATATCTAATGAGAATTTGAATGAAGTTATATTTCATTTTAATCCTTATAATAAAATGTGGAGATGCTGTAACAGAGAACATCAAACAGAAATGTTTAATGGAAATAAAACCAATGTGATAGAGTCCTCTAAGATTGAAGTACTTATAGGATTACTAAACCGATATGGTTCAATAAAAAATATTAATGAAAAAGTAAAAAACGGAATTTTATAATATGTCAAACTTAATAGAAAACACAGAAACATATATTAAAAAACATTTTAAAACATTAAAGCTATCAGATACAGGTAAAGAGGAAGTTTTACAAAAATATCCAAATCCAAAATCATTTGTAAAAATGTATTTTGATGGATATTGTCCAGCAACAGAATCAGTCAATAAAAATGGAACAAGACCTAAAAACTGTATCGTTACAGAAAACAGAAGAAATAGAAGTATTCCTGATGTGTATACATTATTGACTTACTATTATCCTAATATAAAGTTACAAACATTCTTAAAATATTTAGAAGAAGGCGTTAAAAAAAATAAAATAGGACAGTCCTATTGTCACGATATTAAGAGAATTGTTCTTTATAAAGGACACTATTATCATTCAAAAGTTTTTAGTAATACTTATGAAAAAGTTTGGAAAAGTAAAAACTCACCCACTTTTGGTAATTTGATTAGCTACTTACATGCTAATGAATAAAGACAAGATACAAAGCGAGATAAAGACAAGCATAAGAAATAATAAATACAATGGGTGTATTTTAGCAGGTACAGGAATAGGTAAGGGTAAGATAATGGTCGATATCATTAAAGAACTTAAACCTTTATCTATTCTTTATATCTGTGATAATACTATCCTTAGAGATGAAACATTTAAAAATGAAGTAATCAAATGGGGTGCAGAAGAATTCTTAGATAGAATAGATATGCAATGTTATCAAACTACATATAAGTGGAAAGATAAACACTATGATTTATTATTAATGGATGAAGCTGATTTTGGTATTAGTCCTCAATACATTAAAGTACTAAAGAATAATACGTTTACAAATAAACTATTGTTTACAGGAACTATGACAGAGGATAAATTAAGGATTGTAAAATCTTATGTGCCAATTATTCACGAATTAAAAATAACAGAGGCTGAGCAAAGAAGTGCCGTTAATAAAATTAATGTTACATATGTTAATTATGAACTAACAGCGTTAGAAAATGCTACATACCTTTCGTTTAATGAGCAATTTAAAAAGATTTTAAACAATCAAACACTTACAAAGTATGATAAGATACGGTTAAAAATGATTCAAGGTCAACGTAAGTTATTCTTACAATCGCTTAATAGTTGTAAAGAAGCAACTAGACAATTGATGAAGAAGCTTTATAATGACCATAACAACAAGATACTTATATTCTGTGGCATGACTGAACAAGCAGATAAGGTTTGTAAATTTAGCTTTCATGGTAAAAATGAAAAGTTAAATTGGCTTGAGAAGTTTAATAATAATGAGATAAGAGTTCTTAGTGTTGTTAGTAAAATAGATAGGGGGTTAAATATAGATAGTGTAAATAACATTATATTTGAATCACCAACAAAATCAAAAACTAAAACTATGCAACGGTCTGGTAGAGCAAGACGTTTAGATGTCGATATGGTTACTAATTGTTTCTTTATGATACCTTATTATAGAGATAGAATAAATAATCTTAGACCAACAGTTGTAATGGATTATGTATTAGAGAGTGCAGAGGATTTAGATTTAGCTAATGCAAATATCTTAAACATAAAAGTTTAAATTATGCAAAAAATTAAATTAATTAAAATCAAGGACTTGAGAAATCGTAGTACTTGTATTAAAGAAAAGGAAACAATGACAGGATTCTTTCAAAGTTATCCTACTGTTGGTAGACCTTTTAGAATAAGACTTTCATGGAGTACAACACCTGTTACAAAAGTATTATCACACAATACATTTGAAACTAAAAATTCAAGATACAAATGGCAGATATACTAAATGAAGAATTTCAAATTCCACTTTATGCTGTTGAGATGCAAGACTTAATAGAGGAGCAAATTTCAAATAAGCCTGATAAGCAATCTAAACAGTATAAAGATTGGAAAAAAAAGATGAATGAGATAATAGATGCTCATACAAAGTTGATAAAATTTAAAGCATATAAATCAATATGGTAATATTAAAAACTAAAATATGAAAATTAAATATTTAGACTGTGATGGTAAAGATACTCTATTCAGCTTTCATGGTCATGACTATAAGTCAAAAATAATAGATGATGTTTTCTATATGATTGATGGAGGTCAAGAAGATTATATACGAAAATCTATATCAGGAACCATCAAAGAAGACACTATTGAAAATCTTATTGAAGACATAAGAGAAAAATTTACTTGGACATCACAATTAGACCGTGACGGAAAACAATTAACTAAATCTATTACAAATACACTAAAAGAAATAACAACTCCTCATCTAAATAAATTGGTCATATTCTGTCAAGAATCACCTTTATTAGTAGAGATTTTTAAACAAGAATTAAAATATAGAAATGAGTAAAACTATACAAATAACTAAAGACTTTGGGTCTTACGTAAATACTAAGTGCTTTGATAAGTATTTAGATGGAAGAGAAGATGGTATATATGAACCATATTCAGAAGATGGTATTGTAGATTTGTTCATCGAGTTTACAAAAAAACAACAGAAAACAAATCTTAAAACAGAACATTATGTTAGAGAGTGGATAGATGAATGGGTTGAGATATTTCCAAAAGGAATTAAAAGTGGTGGTAAACCAATTCGTTCTAATGCAAAAGATTGTTTACCTAAAATGGTTAGCTTTATTAAACAATATAAATACGATAGGGATTTAATATTCTATGCTACTAGAGAATACATTAAACAACAGTCATTTAAAAATTATGATTTTACAAGATGTGCAATGTATTTTATAGCAAAGCAAGGTGAAGGCTCTGATTTAGCTACATGGTGTGAACAATGTAAGGATGCTGATTTAACTAAAGAACATCAAACATTAGAGATAGTAGAACATCAAGGAGTTTATAATGAATTTATTTAATATGAGAGAAATACTAATACAGTTCTGTGATTGGGTTAATTCTCTTGACCAAGAAACAGTAATAAAGTTGGAAGACTTTGAAACAAGTGAAGAGATAGTTGACTTCTTTATAGATGAGACAAAGTTAAAAATTAAAAATTAATTAAAGATGAAAAAAATAATAATTTTAGACTTTTCAGATAATCAAGTATACATTAAAGATTATGATGAAAATATGTGGAGTAATCCAGAAGAATTCTTAATTGAAAATGGATTTAATGAAACAAATTGTCAATGGATGGTTGTAAATAAATTAACACTTAATATAGATTAACATAAAAAATTTATGAGTGACATAACCATGTGTAAGGGTACTGATTGCCCAATAAAAGAAAAATGTTATAGATTTACTGCAAAAGCTGATGACCTTTATCAATCTTATTTTACAGAACCACCTATTAAAGATGGTAAATGTGAAATGTATTGGGGTGAATTTCAAAAAGAAATAATAAACCAATTAGAAAATATAGTTAAAAACTAAAGTTATGGCATACAGATGTAAAGAATGTAATTCTATGGAAGTAGAAAGTAAAATGTGGGTTAATCAAAACACATTTAAAATATCAGATATGGTTTCAGATGGAGAACCTGAAGATAATTTTTGTATTGACTGTCAACAATATGTTGAATTATATGATGATGAATTAGAAAAACCTTAAAAATTAAAAACTAAAATATGGGATTAAAAATAATTAAATTTGGAGCAACCTGGTGTCAACCATGTAAGGTAGTTGATTCTATACTGGAATCAATTAAAAAAGAATATCCTGATATAGAATACAAGACATATGATTATGATGCAGACCCAGATATTTTTAGTAAAAATAAAATAACAAGTGTACCTGCAATTATTATTTTGAAAGATGATGATACAGAATTAGAAAAAATTACAGGAACTTTTCCTAAAGTAAAATTAACAACTATAATAGAAAAACATAAATAAATGCTATACGATAAAATATTAGAACATCTAACAATAAATAAAGAGGCAAAAGCTAATGGTGATTACTTAGGTATTCCTTATCCTTATGATAGATTGAATAATTATTTAAGCTGTATAGACAGAGGGCAAGCAATTGGAATATTAGGTCCAACTGGTTCAGGTAAGAGTAGGTTTACTAGGTATACATTCTTATACAATGTATTCAAGTTCCATATGGAAACAGGTTATAAGGTTAGAATACTTTTCTTTTGCATGGAGGATTCTAAAGAGATGACTTACAACTTTGTTATTTGTAATTATCTTTTTGAAAAGTATGGCATTAGAATAACATTACAAGAACTTACTTCTAAGAAATCTGAATTACCTGATGGTGTGCTCAATAAGATTGTTGAAGCTAAAGAATATTTTAATAGGTTTGAAGATGTAGTTAGTTTTATTGATGGAGAAGATGACCCTACTCGTATTTATGAGATATGTAAAAAGGTTGCTTTAAAATTAGGAAAGGTTACTAAATATAAAGAGGTGATAGAAGGTGAAGAGGTTGACCAATATACATACGATAGCGATACTCATGTGATTGGAGTATTTGATAATATGAGTAACTTTGCATCAGAGGATTCTACAATGAATGAACAGAAAGCTATTCTTACTTTTGTTAAAGATTATATGCGATTAAAACTATGTAACTTTTTTAAATGGACTTGCGTTTTAGTAATGCAAATGGATTTTGAATCGGAACGTCAGTCTTTTAGTAAGTCTGGTGAGAGCATTGTCGCTAAGTTAGAACCATCACTTGCGAGCATAGGTGATAGTAAAAGAAGTAGTAGGAGCTTACATCTTATCTTTAGTTTATTTGCACCTCATCGTCATGAGTTACCTCAGTATCCTTTACCATCTAAACATAATCCTGAATACTTTTATGATATTACAATATTAGGAAATGCCTTTAGAAGTTTAAGAGTTATCAAGAGTAACTACACAGAAACAGGAATGAGAGTTCCTTTATTATTTGATGGAGTTACTGAAACTTTTACAGAACTACCTCAACCTAAAACACCAGAATTAATGGATGTATATAATAGATTTAGAGCTATGAAATCAGGTCAACCTATCAGACATCCCCAAAGACAAAACTTAATTAAAATAGATATTTAAAATGAATGACGCATTAATTAGAAAATTGAATTTAGAACTACTTGAAGTAGACGAAAAAATAAGAAAGGCTGAGGTATTTCTTCTAAGTAAACGAGCAGATAATATAACTACTACTCAAGATAGTTTATTAAGAATTCAAGTACAAGCTATGAAAACATATAGAGATTGTGTATTTGAAAGACTTTGTGATTTAACTGAAGTAAAATAAAAATAAATAAATGAGAACAGGAAATTTAGTAGAATGTATTAATGACATATTCCTACCTAAGCAAATAGAAATGATTCCACATAGACCACAGAAGAAGTCTATATACGAAGTAAGAAAAGCTTTGCATACAAGAATGGGTAAAGCTTATCTATTAGTTGAAATTGAAAATCCAGTAATAGATGACCCTGTATCTGGTATGAAATTTGAACCTTCCTTTAATGTTAAAAGATTTGTCATTGTAGATGATGAATCAGGTAATCAACTTAAAGAAAAAATTAGTGAATTATTAGAAGAAGAAATATACTAATGAAAATATTCTTTATACTTATTCTATTACTTATTATAATAGGATACTTTGATGATAACAAAAATAAAACAAAATAAATTTGATAATTAATAAAAAACAACATACCTTTGCAATATGAATATAAAAAATAAATTAATAACAAACCAGTACGAGGTTGATACAACAAACAACCAAATCACCTTTCTTGATACCCGAGTATACCGTTCTCCTGCTACTGGAGCATTTCTACCCAGTGTAACTACAATCTTAGATGCATACCCTAAACCTGCATCTTTTTTCAAGTGGTTAAAGGAGAACGGTGACAATGCTGATGATATCAGAGATGAGGCAGGACGTGTTGGTAGTATCGTACACAACTACACAGAAGCATATGACAATGGAGAAACAGTAAGTTTATTTAATACAGATGGTACAATTAGTATTGGTATTAAAGAGTGGAAATGTTTTGAAAGATATGTTGAGTTTGCTACTAGAGTAAAACCTGAGATACTTTTAAATGAGGTCAACTTCATATCTGATAAATTAGGATTTGCAGGTACTCTTGATAGAGTTATGGTTATAAATGGTAAGACATATCTTATTGATATTAAAACATCTAATTCTATTCATAAACATTACTTTGTTCAAATGTCTGCTTATGTAAAACTTATTGAAGAGTTTCATCCTGACTTAAAGATAGAAGGTATTGCTGTGTTATGGTTAAATGCTTTAACTAGAACGGATGGTAAAGGAGATGCTATACAAGGTAAAGGGTGGCAATTAGTTGAGCCTAAAGAGCCTATTGATTACTATTGGAAGTTATTTACTCACGCTCATGCTTTACATATAGAAGAGAGAGGTGATGATAAACCAAATCATCTAACATATAAATTAACCCATACAAAATAATGGTAATAAAAAATCCTAAATATTATATATTTACCAATGATTCTGGAGAGAGAATGGTTGGTGTAAATAATTATATAAAGAAACTTAAAGTTGAAGAAGATTGGGATGCCTTATGTGAAAAGACAGCTAAGAAAAGAGGTGTTGACCCTAAAGTATTAAGAGCTGAATGGGATGCAAAAGCAGATAAATCTAAGGCTCGTGGTATTAAGTACCATACAATGATGGAAGATAAGTACAAAAAGATGAATCGTCCCGATGTAATTATAGAAAATCCTGACTTCTTAAAATGGGAAGATTGTAAACTTAAGGACAACACAGCGTATATTGAGAAGTTAATATGGGATGATGAATCAAATGCTTTTGGCTTTGCAGACTTTATACAAGTTAAAAATAGTGTAATAAATATAATAGATTATAAAAGTAATGAGGAAATAAAATATGATTCGTTTAATGATAAGAGATATTTAAATCCTCTTGAACATATAAAAGATTGTAATTGGTTTGACTATTGTTTACAGCTTAATTTTTATATGTATATATGTTTACAAAATAATCCTGAGTTTGAAATGGGTTCTATGATTATAGAACATATTATATTTGATTGGGATGATAATGTTAAAGAAGTAATTAAATTAAAAGTACCTAATTTTCAAAAAGAAATAAAACAAATAATAGAATATGTTACAACAAAACACAATTAAAAGACTCACTGAAAAAAGTGAAAGGGTTTTGGATAGCTTTAGAAAAGCCTTACAAGACTATCGAGACATCAATAATAAATTAGATGTTGAAGAAAATGAAGTAGATAAACAACTTACCACTCTTCATGGAAGAAGAGTAAATATTGTAAATCTTAAACAACAAAACGAAGACTTTATTAATAAACTAAACAATTTTTTAAACTAATGGGATTAGCAGTAACAAAGCAAGCAGTGACTTGGGTAAAAGTAAAAGGTGGTAAATTCTACCTTGCATCTGACAAAGAATTAACAACACCTTATGATGAATTGCAAGGTACAATTGCAGACATTGGGTATAATGTAGAAACATTTAATGGTGCTGAAACATTAAAATTAAATTGTACAATAGAAAGTGATGGCGAAAAGTATAGATTTAGCATGCCTTTTGAAGGAAGTACTACATCAACATTCTTAGGGTTTCTTAAGAACGTAAACTTGAAAGAACCATTAGCTCTTAAACCAACATCTGAAAAAATTGTAAATGCAAGTGGAGAAGAAAGAGAGCGTCAAACTATTTTAATTCAACAAGATGGTACTTTCATGAAACAGTTTTATACTAAAGATAATCCAAATGGATTACCTCCAATGAAACAAGTTAAGATTAATGGTAAAATGATTTGGGATAAAACTGATATGATTGATTTCTTTAAAGATGTAATTAAAAATGAATTACGTCCTTCGTTAAACCAAACTGCAGTAGAGACAGTAAACCCTAAACCAAAAGAAGTTTCAGCACGAACTGCTGAAACAGTTACAAGTTTTGATGATGACAGTGACAGTTCGCTCCCTTTCTAAATTTTAAATAATGAAAAAATGTTTTAAATGCAATATTGAAAAACCTTTATCAGAGTTTTATAAACATAAACAAATGCCAGACGGACATGTTAATAAATGTAAAGTTTGCAATAAATTAGATGTTAAAAATAGATATGATGTTTTAAGACAAAATGAAAATTTTGTTGAGAAAGAAAGAAAACGCGGAAGGGATAAATATTATAGATTATACAAAGATATAGAAAAAGAATCTATTACACATAAAGAAAGTATTAAAAAATATAATAATAAATATCCTGAAAAATTAAAATGTAAGTGTTTTTCAGGTCACTTAAAAAAACCTTTTGACGGTGCTGAAAGACATCATTGGAGTTATAATATAGAACATGCTAAAAATGTAATATGGCTTACTAAAAAAGAACATATGAAAGCTCATAGATTTATAATTTATGATACTGAATGTTTTATGTATAGACGATATGATAATAATATTTTATTGGATAGTTTAGAAGAACATGAAAAGTTTATAAAATGTTGTATTGAAAACAAAGAGGATTAAAAAGAATGCTAATAAAAAATATATATAATGAAATCAACGACTCCGAAATCTTCCGATATTACTTTGGTGAATTTGAATTGGGTAAAGCATACCCTTCAGTATTCAGAAAAGACTCTAAACCTTCAACAGGTTTCTTTATTGGAAGTACAGGACGAATTATTTACAATGATTTAACAACAGGAGAAAAACTCGATGCTGTTAACTTTGTAATGAAGTTATATGATATTAGCTATCCTTTAGCTATTACAAAGATAAAGGAAGATTTAGAACTTATAAGTAAAGATGGTAAACCTCTCTTACAGAAAAAACAATTTGTAAGGGAGGTTCTAATTAAAGAAGAGGTTGACATAAGTATCATTCCTCGTCCATTCACAGACAATGATTTTACCTTTTTCAATAGGTATAATATAAGTCGGTATGAATTGACAAAAAACGATGTGTTTTCTATTAATGGCGTGTTCATGAAAGGTAAGTTATTCAGGTATTCCGATAAGGATGTACGGTTTGCTTTTAGAGTCATGAATGGGGGTAAAGTTTACTTCAAGCTTTACTCTCCAAACCACGCCACTTATAAATGGATTAATAATATCCCGCTGACAATACCTTTTGGAATAGACTCTTTACCTAAAAAAGATAAGAGGTTGATAGTTACAAAGTCTTTAAAAGATAAAATAATATTAAATAAATTCTTTACTGACGTTATTGGATTACAAAATGAAAGTGCAGCTTCATTCACAGAAGAAAACATTGAAAAACTAAAACAAGATTACGATGATATACTTATTAATTTTGATGCTGATGCTCCAGGAATTAAAGCCTCTTCTTATTATGAACAACGTTATGGTTTTAAGTCATTCACTATTCCACAAGAAATCTATAAAGAACACAATGTGAAAGACTATTCAGATTATGTAAAAGAATTTGGGTTATTACAATTAAAAAAATTATTAAAATGGCAAAAACTTTATTAGATTGGGATAAAATAGTTACATGGGATATTGAAACCTTATGTAATTGTTTTATTGCTTGCTTTAAAGACTATAAGACAGGAAAAAGAAAAGAGTTTATATTTTATGAACATGAGAGTTATGCGAGTCAACCAAAAGAACTATTAAAGTTTTTAGATACTCTAAAGAAGAATGGCTATACCTTATTAGGATTTAATAGTATAGGATTTGACCATCAGGTTATAGAGTACTATATACAGAATGTTAAATCATTTGGTGATATGGGTTCTTTAATTGATGGTATTTATAATACAGCCCAAGAGGTTATATCTACACCTGAAGAAGAGAGGTTTAAAGTATTAATACCTGAGCTTAAACTAAAACATAAGGCTATTGATTTGTTTAAACAAAAACACTATGACGGTAAGGCTAAGAGGGGTTGCTCGCTTAAATGGTTACAATTTGCAATGAGGTATCCTAATTTAGAGGATATGCCTTATTCTCATGATGTACCTTTAGAGAAGGAGCAAATAGATGAGGTGTTACGTTATTGTTGGAATGATGTAGATAGTACAGAAGAGTTCTTTAATAGAATTAAATTTGAAACAGAGTTAAGAGAATCTTTAAGCATAGAGTTTGATAAGAATCTAATGAATGCCTCTGAACCTAGAATGGCTAAAGAGATATTCTCAATCTTCTTATGTAAAGAGATGGGTATAGAACCTAAAGAACTTCGTGAAATGAGAACTATAAGAGGAAAGCTTAGGTTTAAAGATTTAATACAACCTTATGTTTCATTTTATACGCCTACTTTTAAAAAAGTATTAGAAGATTTTAATAAAGTTGTTATAGATGCTTCTCCTAATAGTTCTGATTCTTTTGATTATTCTTTTAATTATAATAATATAAAGATAGATTTAGGATTGGGGGGTATTCATGCTTCAATTAAGTCTGGTATTTATAAAGAAGATGATGAGTATATAATAGAAGATTACGATGTTAAATCTATGTATCCTAACTTATCTATTAAAAATGGTATTAAACCAGACCATTTGGGTACATCTTTCCTTAATGTATATTCAGATTTATATGAACGTAGAAAGACATATGATAAGAAAAACCCTATGAACTATGTAATAAAAATTTGTTTAAATTCTGCGTATGGTTTAGGTAAAGAGCTTAATAGTTATCTATATGACCCAGCATTTGTTTATGCTATTACATTAACAGGGCAAATGTCTATCTTAATGTTAACAGAGATGTTTGTAGAGTATATAAAAGATTTACAAATACTTCAGCTTAATACAGATGGTGTATTAGTTAGATATAAAAAGAAAGATAAAGAAAGATTAACAAAAATAATAAAGCAGTTTGAGAAAGTAACACAATTAGAAATGGAGAAAGCTTCTTATAAGAAAGTTATTATAAGAGATTGTAATAACTATATCGCAGTTATAGATGATGATAATGCTAAATACAAAGGAGCTTTTGAGTTTGATGTTGATTATCATAAGAATTCTTCTGCTTTAATAATAAGAAAAGCTGTTGCTAATTACTTTTTAAAGGGTGACTCTTGTGAAAAGTATATAAATGAGAGCAAAGATATATATGATTTCTGCCATTGTTTTAAAACAAGGAAGCCTTTTAGAACTGTATTATATAAAATAAAAGAAGGCATTCTTGATATAGAAGAACTACAAAAGATAAATAGATTAATTGTATCTAAGAATGGTGACTACATATTTAAAGAAGATGATGATGGTAGAAGAATTGGTATATTAGCAAAAACAAAAGTTACTATACTAAATAAAATAGAAGATGTAGAAAAAGAATTAGAAAATATAGATAGGAATTGGTACATCTCTCAAGCAAATGATTTAATAAATTCAGTAATACAAGATAAAGATTTAACATTATGGTAAACTTATTTGATAAAATATATACAAAAGCTTTAAGTTGTAGTATAGAAACTTTAAATGTTATTGGAGAATTTGCAACAGAAGAAGAATTAAAAATAATTACTGATTATGTTTGGCATGGAGAACAAGAAGAAGAAACTAAAAAAATAATAAATAAATATGAAGAATGAATATAAAGCAAAACCTTATGACCCACCTGAGTACACAGCTAATACAGCATACACAATAAGTGTATTAAAAGAAGAGGTCTTTAGATTAAAAAAAACTAAAGAGAATTTAGAAAACAGTTTACATGAGGATGAAGTTGTCATAACTAATATTGATGCAATTGATAAGAAGATAATAGAATTAAATAACAATATAAATTTTATAAATGAGTACAGATAAGAGAGAATTATACTTTGTCGATAGACATAAAGAGATGGTTTTATATCAGAAATTAGTAGACCAATTAAAAAATAATAAAAAGTTTGATATCAATCCAGATGATACATTATTAATCAATGTTAGTCCTGATTACTCAAGCATTATTTCAATGTTACTAATACATGAATTTAGTAGGGATGGTGAGATATTAGATATGTTTAATGTTGAAGTTCCTTATCCTGACCAATTACCTAATCCATTTCAATTAAAGTTTGAAGAAACATTTAAAACTTATGTAAACCCATATAAGAATTTTATATTAGTTGAAGCTGGTGTAATCAGTGGTAGAAATTATACATGGATGGTTGATACAATGAACAAAATGTTTAATATCAATAAGAATGATATATTAACTGTAGCATTATGTCAGAATAGCCGTAGTATATTTACTTGTGATATTATAGGAGAACTTTATGATAACGAAACTCAAGATTTAACATTCTCATTTGAGAAATACAATAAACATTTTATATGACAATAACATTCAATTTCAACGAGCAGGATACACAAGAAACACTTGATGTATTTTTACAAGCACCTAAGATGCACCAAGCATTATTAGATTTAGATAGAACATTTAAACAATGGGATTCAGCAGATAAAGAAATAACTTCTGAATTTGTAAGAGAATGTTTTTATGGAATAGTTAATGAAAACGAAATAAAATTATATTAATGAAAGAAGCACCAAGAAAAAGACAAGGGGAGATAAAAGCTATAAATGCTGTTCAATTAAATGATGAGCAAAAAGAAGCTATGGGTTTAATAGTAAGCAATCAAATTGTAATTATTACAGGAAGAGCTGGTTCTGGTAAAAGTTTAGTATGTGCTAAAGCAGGATTAGACTTCTTAAAGAAAAAGCAAATAGATTGTTTATGGAATACAAGGGCTGCAATAGAAGTAGGTAAATCTATAGGACTATTACCTGGACATCTTTCAGAAAAATTTGACCCTTATATGGAAGCATTTATTGAGAACTTAAATAAATGTTGCACAGATAAAAGAGAAATAGGTACTTTAATTGAAGCAGAAAAGATAAAAGCTTTACCTATTCAATTTATTAGGGGTAAGACAGTAGAAGATGTATTAATTGTAGAGGAAGCACAGAATACAACCAAAGCAGAAATGTTAGCTATCTTAACAAGATTAGGTAAGACAGGTAAGATAATTATTAATGGTGATAATGAACAGAAGGATATTAGAGATGATTTTAATGGATTATCTTTTGCTATAGAATTATCTAAAAAGATTGATGAAATTAAATGGATAAAGCTTAAAGCTAATCATAGAAGTGATTTAGTAGGTAAGATATTAGATTTAGAATATAATTAATTGTTAAAAAATAATTAAAAGTTATTATATATTTGGTAAATCCAAAAAGTTATCGTACCTTTGTATTTGTAAGTTGCTCTGGGAGGAGTTAACGTAAAAATATTGATTAGTCCTCGTTACATTCCTCCCCCTCTCTTTTGAGAGTGTTGTAACGGGGATTTTTTATGCCCTTTAGTTTTACTTCTTCTAAACAAATATAAAAAAGAAATTCGTATAAGTCGAATAAAATTAGTGTATTCAACCAGTGTTGTAAATGTGGCTCTGTCTTAAGGCTGACAACCATGACTTGCAAGTTTGATAAAACTCAACACTGCTATAAAAAGTAAATCCAACTAAATGAGTTTGAGGAGAGTTGGTCAAGGAGGTAGGGTCGTTGAATGTGCTTTGAATGGTTTAGGACACCAGGAAATATTTCTGCTTGAGAATTCATCTCTTGCAAGGAGTAAAGCCTTTCCTATATTTAAAAATAAATAAAAATGGATAAATTAAACATAGTACTAACAGAATATAGTTATGAATGTGGTGATGGTTGTTGTACTGATTTTGGAACAAAAACAACAGTAAATGGAGTAGAACTTGATTGTCATAATCAGGATACTGCTACAATACTAGAACAAGTATTAAAGCATTTGGGATATGATGCTGAAGTTACAAATGAATGTGATTATTAATATGGAAAAGCAACAAACAGCAGTTGAATGGTTATATCAACAATTAAACGATACACCAAAGGATAAATTAACATGGCAAGTAATATTAGATAAAGCCAAAGAAATGGAGAAAGAGCAGATAATAGATGCTTACAAATATGGCAATCAAAGTGATATTTATTTTAAACCTGAACAATATTACAACGAAACTTATAAATAAATAAAAATATGATAAATTGGAAATTTAAAAACAAAGTGGTTAACTCACCACCAGAAAATGCTTATGGGTTTGTATATTGTATTACAGATAAAACAACAAGTAATTTTTATTATGGTTGTAAATCTTTTTACTCTATTACCAAGCCTATTATAAGTAAGAAAAGAGCAAATGAATTATATATAGGAAAAGGACGCAAACCAAAAAGAGAAACTAAAGTAAAGGAATCTAATTGGAAAGAATACACATCTAGTTCTAAAGTAGTTCGTGATTTAGTAGAAGAAAAAACAATTGCAAGTTTTGATTTTAAAATACTATCTTATCATACAACAAAACAAGAGATGTTAGTAAAAGAAGCATATATGATTGCGGGAGAATTTCTTAAATATAATAATAAAATTTTAAACGAATGGGTTAGCGTTAAAGCCTTTAAATTAAAAGATGGAACAGAAAACAAATAATGATTTAATAGATATTAATAAGCAGTTTCAAGATGCTTTAGACTATTTTAGAAGTAAAGATAAAAAAGAGCAACAAAAAATTATTGAAAAACAATTAAGTAAAGATTTTGATAATTTTAAAGTAGTATCTGATATGAAATATTTAATAGATAAATATCCAACAAATATTACGACTGGGTATTTTGAACAAGTTCATAATGGTTTAGGAGCAAATGATATATATTCAAATCCTATAGCCAATAGAAGAAGTGCGGTTATTTCTCAAGAATCAATTCCTACTAAATCAGATGGGCACAAAGAATCAAATGATAAACAAGAGTTTGAATTAGATTGGGGATTTATTGAGAGCATGGCTAAAAGAATGACTAAAAATAAGACTAAATACGGAAAGGATAACTGGAAGAAGCCAATGGATACAGAGCAGTTAAAACAAGCCTTATTTAGACACGTTCTACAAGTAATGAAAGGTAACTATCACGATGAAGATAAGCTAGACCATTTAGATGCTATCGCACTTAATTGTATGTTCATTCGTTATCAGCTATTAAATAATGTATAATAAAAAATTATTATATATTTGGTAAAGTTAAAATATTGTAGTATATTTGCATTATAAATTATATTACAATGATAAAAGAAAAAGATATTCTTATTAGAGTTGACAAAGAATTAAAAGAAAAAGTCAAACAAAAAGCTAAATTATTTGGATTAAGTGTATCTGCATATATTCGTATGGTACTTATAAAAGATTTAAAACATGTGTAAGGTTTGTAATAAATGTTTAATAGAAAAACCTTTTGAGGATTTTAGTAAATGTAAAACATTTAAAGATGGTTTTTGTTATACTTGTAAAAAGTGTTCTAAGGAATCTTTTAAAAAATACTATAATAAAAATAAAAAAATTCTTTCTGAAAAAGCAAAAAATAAAGAAAAAATTCCTTATTCTGATGACAAAAGAAAATATATGAAAGAATATTATAGCAAGAATAAAGAAGTAATAACTGCTAAATCTAAAGAATATTACCAAAAGAATAGTGATACAATTAAAGCACTAGCAAAAGAATATAATAAAAATAATAAAGAAGATATTGCAAAGAAAACGAAAGAATATAGAATTAAAAATAAAAAAGATTTAAATGAAAAAATTAAAAAGAAAAAACAAATAAATCCTTTATTTAGATTAACATGTTATATTCGTAGTAGAATTTCTTCAATCTTTAAAAATTCAAATAGTTATGAAAATTCAAGTGTTAAATATATACTTGGATGTTCTTTTGATGAAATTAAAATACATATAGAAGAACAGTTTATAGAAGATATGAGTTGGGAAAATTATGGAATGTATGGATGGCATATCGACCACATAGTTCCACTAAGCTCTGCAAAAACAGAAGAAGAACTTATAAAACTTTGTCACTATACAAATCTTCAACCCTTGTGGGCTATTGATAACTTAAAAAAAGGAGCAAAAATATTAAATAATATTAATTAAACATTATGGATTATATAGTAAATAAGTTAATTCAAATACTAAGACTGTATCCAAAGTGCAGTTTTTATTGTATTAGAAAAAAGCTAACAGAAAACAATATTTATTTAGATAAACAATCATTATTAAAAAGATTAAAGAATGGTAATAAAAATTAAGAAATTACATAAAGATAGTATAATTCCATCTTATTCAAAAGAAGGAGATGCTGGAATGGATTTAACAGCAATCAGTAAGACATTTGACTCAGACGGTAACGTTGTGTACGATACAGGATTAGCATTTGCTATACCAGAAGGGTATGTTGGATTACTCTTTCCAAGAAGTTCAAATGCTAAGAAAGATTTAGTATTAACAAATTCAGTTGGGGTGCTTGACTCTGGATTTAGAGGAAGTGTTATGTTTAAATATAAACCTATTGATTCATTGGCACATAGCGAAGACCCTGATGAAGGGATAGAAGCTGTTGATGTAAATGAAGACTTTATTGTTAATATGTATGAAGTTGGAGATAGAGTTGGTCAAATTATAGTATTACCATATCCTTCTATTGAGTTTGAACAAGTAGATGAACTAACAGAAACTAATCGTGGTGAAGGAGGCTTTGGGTCAACAGGAGCATGATAATTAAACAAATAAATTTAAAAGAACTAAAAGGTATATCAAAAAATACTTTAGATAAGGTACTATCTTATAGAGTTGGTAAAAAAGAAAATAACTATTGGATATTTCCATGTATATTAATAGGCTATGTATCTCAAGATAATGGGGTAAATAATTATAATAATATAATAAGAAGTTGTTTAAATAATGGTATGTCTTCTTTACAAATCATTAACTTGTAAATCCAAAAACTCTTTGTATATTTGTAATTACGGAAACAAAAATTTGTAAAAAATGTAAAATTGAACAAAATAAAATAAATAAAAATTAATAAACTTTAAAAAACAAAATAAAAAATGAACGAGAATCAGACAAACACAGCGGGACAAGAAATTCCTAACAATCAAAACGCCAACCCTCAAATGCCAGAAGTGCGTGAACAACCTTATTGGTCATCTAATGATGACTTAATAATCAAAGGTATTGAGTATGAAACTATTTATAATGGTATCATGCAAATGACTGAAATTTTACAAGGTGTATTTGGTGCAACACAATCAGTATTGCAACGTAATTTATTAGATGATAAAATTAAAGTTCGCTTTGAGAAATTATCTGAAACTACCTTAGAAGACGGTAGTAAAGTTCCTGATTATGTTCCAATGACAGAAGAAGAGCAAAAACCTCATCTTGATAACTTTTACGAATTAGTAAATAAAGTTAGACAAGATAGAGATGCCGCTATGAATTCTGCATTGAGTTCAGCACAAGAGCATATTCAATCTTTGAATGAGATTGTAAATGTAGATGGCGAGCCAGTTAGAGCTGCTGAAAAAGGTATTGTAGATGCTGCTGGTCAACCAGTATCAAGTAACTAATACCAAATCAACTAGAGGGGTGAAAATCCCCTCATTTTTTAACATTTAAATAGAAAACAAAATTGAATAGAGATAAGAAGATATTATCAGACTTAATTGTGTATATGAAGTATGCAAAATATTTACACAATGAAAAAAGAAGAGAGACCTGGGAAGAAATTGTAGATAGAAATTTACAAATGCATGTGAGGAAGTTTCCTGAATTAACAGAAGAATTAACCAAAGTTTATAATGATTATGTAATCAACAAAAAAGTATTACCTTCAATGAGAAGTTTACAATTTGGTGGTTTACCTATTGAAATAAATAATGCAAGACTATTTAATTGTAGTTATTTACCTATTGATGATTATAGAGCTTTTAGTGAAACAATGTTTTTATTACTTTCTGGTTGTGGTGTAGGGTATTCTGTACAAAAACATCATGTTGAAAAATTACCTGAAATAAATAAACCTGTTAAGAATAAAAGATACCTTGTAGCTGATTCAATTATTGGTTGGGCTGATGCAATTAAAGTATTGATGAGTAGTTATTTTACAGGTAAATCTAAACCTAGTTTTGATTTTAGAGATATTAGAGAAAAGGGAGCAATTTTAGTTACAGCTGGAGGTAAAGCTCCTGGTCCAGAACCTTTAAAAAGATGTTTGTTTGAAATAGAACAAATTTTAGAAAGATATAATAACGGAGATAAGTTATCTACTATTGATTGTCATTCTATTCTTTGTCATATTGCTGATAGTGTTTTAAGTGGTGGTATTAGACGTAGTGCTATGATTGCTGGATTCACTATGGACGATGAAGATATGTTAGCTTGTAAAAGTGGTAATTGGTGGGAAAGTAATCCTCACTTTGCTAGAGCTAATAATAGTGCTATTATTGTTAACTCTCGTATTAAGAAAAATGAGTTTGATAATTTATGGTTGAAGATAGAAAATAGTGGTAGCGGAGAACCTGGTTTATACTTTACTAATGATTGTGAATACTTTACTAATCCTTGTGTAGAGACTAGTCTTAGACCTTTTAGTTTCTGTAATCTTGTAGAGATTAATGCCGAAGGTATTGAAACGCAAGAAGAATTTAACAATAGAAGTAAAGCTGCTGCATTTATTAATACTCTTCAAGCTAGTTATACTGACTTTGTATATCTTAGAAGTATTTGGAAAAAAACTACTGAAAAAGATGCTCTTATTGGTACAGGTATAACAGGAATTGGTAGTGGTACTTTAGATATCTTAGATAAAAAAGAAGCTTCTACTATTGTATTAGAAGAAAATAAAAGAGTTGCTAAATTAATAGGCATCAATAAAGCAGCAAGATGTTGTGTAGTAAAACCAGCGGGTACTAGTTCAATCGTACTTGGTACTTCAAGTGGTATTCATGCTTATCATAATAACTTCTATATTCGTAGAGTACGTATTAATAAAAATGAAGCTTTATATACGCATTTACAAATTAATAATCCTGAATTATTAGAAGATGAAATATTTAGTCCAACAACTACAGCTGTAATCAGTGTTCCACAAAAAGCTCCAGAAACTTGTCATATTAGAACAGAAAGTGCTTTAGCTTTATTAGAAAGAACTAAAGATTATAATATAGATTGGGTTAGAAATAGTCATAATAGTGGTCCTAATTATCACAATGTTAGTGCTACTGTCTCTATTAAAGAAAATGAATGGAAAGAAGTTGGAGAGTGGATGTGGAGGAATAGAGATTCATACCACGGTTTAAGTGTATTACCATATAG